TAATTTATTAGCTCAACAAAATCAACCTTCTAGTCAAACAGGTCTTGGAGATATGAGTGGTCTTATGGGTTTAATAAATCAATTTATGCAAAGCCGTAATTCACTACAAGGTGCTGGTCGTTACAATAATATGTATGGCAGTATGTATGGTATGGGTTATGGTAATCCTTTTAACTCAGGAATGGGTTATGGATATGGAATGAACCCATATGCAGGTGGAATTGGTTCTTTTTATGGTAACACAGGACTAGGATTCTCACCTTCTGGTTATAATTCAGGATATGGCTCAGGTTATGGCATGAATAACATGTTCTACGGTGGTTTTGGTGGTAATAACTATAATCAAATGGCCTACAATCCTTATTCATCATTATATAATCAACTAAGCAACCCTCAAACATATGGTTATTCTGGTGATATTTACACACCTGAGTATAGTTCTTATTTAAATACTCCATTTGAGGGCAGCAGATACTCTCAAGGATACCAAGATTATCTTCAACAAAACAATCCAGGAGTATATACTAATCTGTTCGGTGGAGCGGTCTAGTGCCTAAATCTACAATAACATCAGTAGAAACTAAAATTGATTCACATGTTGATGCATGTAGCGAACGATATGATGCAATAGATAAAAGACTTTATAGAATAGAGTTTATATTGATTGGTGCTTCAGCAAGTGTAATAGGCTTGCTATTAAAATTAGTGATGGCATAGATATGATAGGACAAGCAATTTTAAGCGGATTAGGCTCTTTAGGTAACTATGCTAGTTCATTTTTTAATAGTGCAGCTCCTGCTTTTGCAGTATCAGGAGTGCCAACTTCGTATGGAAGATCTAGTCCTAATCTTAATGTAAATTCAAGAGGTTCAGGAAACCCATTAAGTGCACAAAATGCAAGTAGTATGTTAGGTATGTCAGGCATGTCAGCACCTCGTAAAACATTAGACGATTTTGATTTTGGACCTTTTAGTTATGGGCCTAACGAAACAAGGCATCCAGGTTTTACAGGATACGACATTACACAAATGATGATTGGTCAAGATCCTGAGTTTATGTCAAGAATTTATTATGGACAACAAGCTGATAGATTAGCTGGTGGTGGAACTGAAAATACTTTAGCAGCTATGCAATATATTATGGATAGAAATAAAGCACGAGAAGCAGAAAGATTTGCAAAATACGGCAATCCTGAACCTGGTTCTAAATTTGCAAACCCAAACCTTAGAAATCAACAACCTACATATGCAAGTAGACAAGATTATGATCAGCCTCAAATGACTGATGTAGATATTTTTGGATCTTTATTATAATGCCAATTTCGAGAGCTCAAATGAATAAACAAATTCAAAATAAAAAAAAAGTAAAAAAAGTTACTAAAGGATTGAAAAAAGCAAGTAAATTACATGCTAAACAAGCTAAAACTTTATCTTCTTTAAAATTTAAAGAAGGTGGTTTAGTAAGTTATAATGGACAACCTTTGAAACCGGGAGAAAGAACTGGTAATATAGGTTGTGGTGCAATAGCTCCAGGAAAACGCAAGTTTACTAAAATAGGATAATGACATGGCAACCAGTAATAGTAGAGATTTTGAATTAGACGTAGCAGAATACGTTGAAGAAGCATTTGAAAGATGCGGTCTACAATTAAGAACTGGTTATGATTTAAAAACTGCTCAAAGAAGTTTAAATCTTATGTTAGCTGATTGGGCTAACAGAGGTTTAAATCAATGGACAGTTGTTCAACACACAGAAACTTTAGTTCAAGGTCAAACAGATTATAGTTTACCAGAAGGTGCTATTGATGTTTTAGGTGTTGCTTACAGAACTTTAAACAACGGACAAACTTCTGACATAATTATCCAACCTATTGGAAGAAATGAATATTTACAGATTCCTGATAAATCAACACAAGGTCAACCAAGTCAATATTTTGTAGATAAACAAATATCTCCAAAGATACAAGTATGGCCTACATCAAACAATAACTCTGATAGTTTAGTATTTAATTATCTTAGAAGAATAGAAGATGCAGACTACGGTCCAAACACAATGCAAGTTCCGTTTAGGTTTTACCCATGTTTAGCTGCTGGTCTTGCTTATTATCTTTCTATTAAGAGAGCACCAGAAAGAACTATGTTGTTAAAACAAAGTTATGAAGAAGAATTTAAAAGAGCTGCTGATCAAGACGAAGTTCGTCAAAGTTATCAAGTTAGACCTTCTATGCGAAGCTATAGGAGACTTAGTTAATGGCTTATGCAAACGGAAGAAGAGCTCTAGGACAATGTGATAGATGTGGACAAAGATATCTATTAAAAGAATTACACAATGAGTGGAATGGTTTTAAAACATGCTCAGAATGTTGGGAGCCTAAACAACCTCAACTTGAAGTAAGATTAAACTTTGCTGATCCACAAGCATTGTATGAACCAAGACCTGATAAAGATGTACCAGCGGGTGAAGGTTTAGTTAGAACAACAAAAATAAATGCTTTTAACTCTTTGGTAGTAGATCCAATTGGTACAGCACTTACATTTTCTTCTATTAATGGTAGTGTAGGAACAGTAACGGTGGTAACAACATGACATTAGCAGAATTAAAAACACTTATACAAAATTACACACAAAATAACGAAACTACTTTTGTAAGCAGTTTAAATGATTTTATTATATCTGCTGAAGAAAGAATGTTAGAGCTTGTGCAAGTTAATGTTTTTAGAAAAACAGCTACAGGTAATGTAACGCAAGGAAATAGATTTTTAAAAGGTCCTACAGATTATTTAGCGTCTTTTTCTTTAGCAGCAATTGATGCAAATGGTGATTATCATTATTTAGATAAAAAACACCCATCTTTTATTCAAGAATATGACATAGACCCAGCTCAAGCTAATTTAAATGGATTACCAAAATATTACGCAGATTTTGATGCTGGTAGTAATACAGCAGGTGAAGACAATACATTTTTAGTTGCTCCTACTCCTGATGCAAATTATACTATGGAATTAAATTATTTATATAGGCCTCCAAGCTTAACAGTAAATACAAGTGGTACTTACTTGTCTGAAAATTCAAGAAATGCATTATTGTATGGTTCTTTAATTGAAGCTTATATATTTATGAAGGGAGAACCTACCCTTTTAGCAGAATATGAAAAAAGGTTTATGGAAGAAATCTCTCGTCAGAAAAATCTATTTGAAGGTAGAGACAGACGAGATGAGTATCGTTTTGATAGTTTAAGAATAGAGGTGACTTAATGTTTACGGATGAGATAGGAGCTAATATAAGCTCTGTAAAAGTGGTAACTACAAACAATACAGGTTTAGGAGTAGATCATTGGGCTGATAGAGCTACTGATCATATTATTTCTATATCTGCTGACGCTCCTCCTGCAATTAGAGAGCAGGCAGAAGCATTTAAAGAAAATGTAAGAAGTGTAATGACTTATTACATAAAACAAGCTATCTTGTCTGAACGTACAACTATATGTGGTACGTTGTCCTCACAAGGGCACAATGACATAGCCGAAATTATAAGGAGAATATAAAATGGCAATAACTCAAGCAATGACCACTAGCTTTAAAGTTGAACTTTTACAAGGTGTTCATAATTTTTTTAACGGATCAGGAGGTGGATCAGCTGGAACAGGAGCTACATTTAAAATTGCTCTTTACACATCATCTGCTTCTTTAGGTGCATCAACCACAGCTTTTACAGCAACAAACGAAGCTTCTGGAACTGCTTACACATCTGGAGGAAATACATTAACTAATGTAACACCGTCCAATCCATCAGGAACTACTGCTATTACAGATTTTGCTGATACAACGTGGAGTACCTCTACTATTACAGCTCGTGGTGCAATGATTTATAATTCTACACAATCTAATAAATCAGTAGCAATTCTTGACTTTGGTTCAGATAAATCATCAAGTGCTGGCGACTTTACAATACAATTTCCAACACCTGACGCAAGTAACGCTATAATTCGCATAGCTTAGTGGGGTAAACCTACATGGCTCGTCTTGTTAAGGATCGTATAAAAGAAACTACTACTACCACTGGAACTAATAATTTAGCTTTGGGCGGTGCAGTTGCAGGTTATCAAGCTTTTTCAACGCTTGGAAACGGTGCTACAACTTTTTATTGCATAGAAGACGCTAACGGAACAGCTTTTGAAGTAGGTATAGGAACCTATACAAGTAATACACTTGCACGAACAACAATACTAGATAGTACTAACTCTGGTAATGCCATAGTTTTAACTTCTGGTACACATGATGTGTTTGTTACATACCCAGCAGGCCGTGCTGGATTCAACGATGAGGGTCTTTCTCCTACCCTTACCGCTTCAGGTACGATCACAGCAGGTAAACCAGTTATACAGAATGCAAATGGTACAGTTACGCAAGTAACTGGAACTACCACTACAACTGATACTGGTTCACTTACTCAATTTGAAACTGGAAGTATTGAGGGAGTATCTTCTGCTTATGATAGTAGTAATGATAGAGTTGTTGTAGCATATAGAGATATAAGTAATTCAGGATATGGAACTGCTGTTGTAGGAACTGTTGATAATTTTGCAATTAGTTTTGGTACTCCTGTTATTTTTGAGTCAGCTTCAACAAATAACACTACAACAGTTTTTGATAGTAATAGTAATAAAATAGTTATTTCTTATCAAGATACAGATAATTCTAGGAAAGGAACATCTATTGTTGGTACTGTTAGTGGCACAAGTATAAGCTTTGGTTCTCCTGTTATATTTGCCAATGCTGATACAAGAGAAATTAATTCATGTTTTGATAGCAGTAATAATAAAGTAGTAATAGCCTTTAAAGATCAAGATAATTCTCTGTATGGAACAGCTATTGTTGGTACTGTTAGTGGTACAAGTATTAGTTTTGGTAGTGAGGCTGTTTTTGAAAGTGGAAATGCAGCATATAT